GCTGAACATACATAAAGTTGTTCTTTGTGTCAAGCCCTAGTTGTTCCATAAAATCTGGGGAGGCTGCGTTCTCTGTATCAATATAAACAGCAACGCCTCCCATCTTTTGTGTGTTCGCTAGGATCTGGGTGACGATAAGACTCTTGCCGCTGGCAGACTCGCCAGCAATCGTGGTGAGCTTGCCGACAGGGATGCCACCGTCTCGGCGATTGGAAATAATATAATCCAAAAGCGTTGAACCAGTTGGGATCCAAGTCTTTACGTCGGTGGGGTTGTCCCCATTCAAATCATATGCAATATTTTCTTTAGCTGCCTTGTTTAATTCGCTGCGCAAATCACTTACAAGGCTGTTTCCGGCTCTGTTTCCCATTTAATCTCCATTTCCATAGGGAGGGGCACCTGTAACCCCGTGCCCCCCTGCGGGTGCTGGTCAACTATGACAGCAAATCATCAAACGCTGTCTCAATATCTGCAACACCTTCCATACCCTTGCTCTTGTTAGCCGTAGTGGTAGCAGTCTCAGTGTTACTGTAACGAGTAGACTCCGAGGTAGTTGCATTATCCGCCTCGCCTAAGGTATCATTAAGAACCTTTTGGCAAGCGTCGTAAGTAGCGACATCAAAAACATCCGCAGCGACTTTGATGGTTTCAAGAAGAGTGTTGACTTCTTCTTCGGTCTTCGCCAAGGGTGAGGTGCGGCGCATAGGGCGCACATCAGTCGTTGGGAATGATTGACCCGACTTCTTGCCGTAGTCAATGCGAATGTCCGTACCCTTTTCGGTATCGGTAATGTCCCCGTACTCGGGGTCAAGAACTACATCAAGTAGTGCCTGGTAGGTGGTGCGGGAAAAGCCCCACCAGCGAACGCCTTTGTCCTCTTCGCCACGGACGACGATGGGAGCAAACACTCGCATCTTAGGCCAGAAGCGTTTTGCTGCTTCCTTAGAGCCGTCAGTGCCTTCGTTCCAAAGACTGGTTCCCCACTCTGCAATGGGATCGGGATCGCCATTAGTTCGTGGGCTGAGGACAGTAGTCTTACCTTCGGCACCCATGCCGTAGTGGTAATATGCCTCAAAGAATGGATCGCCGCTCGGTGGACACACTAGTCGCAACTGGTGTGTGCCTTCCTCTGGCTTCCAAAAGTTTTCTGAAGAGTCGCCTCCTCTGGTCGTAAGAGCAGCGTGTTTTTGCCGCATCTTTGCAAGATCAATACCCATGTGTTTCTCCTTTACTGGTTAGTTGACCGTAATCTACTATACCACATCAGGAGAGGGTGTAAAGCTAATTTTCTTCGGGAGGTTCTTCTATTTTAAAAATCTTAAGGACTTCAATAGGATGGACTTGAAGTTTTTTTCCGACCGTTAACAGAAGAGAATTAGAGTACTCTGTCCAGTCTAACTTTAGATGCTTTCCAACTTCGCCATCGTGCTGTTCGGATATGGCAGCGTTCAAAGCATTGATGGAATAAAGAGTATTGGTTTGTTTTTTTCTGTGGATTCTCATCGTATGCAACCGTGGGTTAAACTTCTTACCAGTCTCTGTTACCGCATTGTAAGTTAATATTTTCTTCTCTGGTGTGTTTTTGTTTTGCAGCAAGAAAATATAGTTATTAGTTAGTTCAAGCTCATTTACTATGAAATGAACTTCGGCATCGATTTCATTCTCGCTATCGGTTGTTATGAATGAGGCGAGCAACACGCCCCTTTTGGTATTTCTGTTTGACAAAATAAAGGTCCTTCGTTATATCACAATATATAGTGCTAAGCGAAGGCAAAATTTTGTATTTCATTTGAGTATGCTGCACAAACAACAAAAGGGTCAGGTAACGTGACTGGGTATACAGAAAACCCAACGCTCATAGATTCATCAGTTTTATAGTCTTTTACTTGTTGTTTTATCTTTTTCATTATAGTGCCGTCACCTTCAATGACCTCGCCGGGAAGGCCATAATAAAAGTGAACATCTGATATTTTGTTCAGTGGGAACAATAAGTTAACAGGTGCCTTATTATCTAATGAGCAAACACCAAATGTAGCAACCCTACAGGAATTCTTAATGCTCAGCTTATTTAACACTATAGCCTCGCTGTGGTTAAAATAATTGACCATAGCTACCACATAAGATATAAAATATGAAATACTTTTTTCATAATCCTGTATAGAAACATCACCAACCAAAGCCTCTACCGATGATTTGTTTATCAAATAAGCTCTATCAAGCATACCGCTGCGAGCATACTCTTGAATCACGTTGAAACAGATTTTGTCGTCTCTTTTTTGGGTCTCCGAACATATGTTTCTATCTGGGCAAACATATAAGACAGAAACTTTTGCATCACTTATCGTGTTTAGAATGCGCAGCAAAGACCCAGTTATTGGGTCACCGCCCTCAGCCACCACAAGAACTTCATCTCCACTTTTAACAGACCTAAGGTAAACTGCTACCTCGTCGTCGTCAACACTGCTTTCGTATTCTTGCATGTTTGAATAGCTGCCGATAGCGAGCGAACCTCTTTCAGATATTTTAGAATTTATTTTATAGACACGATATTCTGGGTACGCTGTCAATTGTTCTGCAAGGGCGCACCCAAAGTCTCCAACACCAATTACTTTATCCAATTTTAAACTCCTTGAGTGTGCCTAAACATTTACCCGACTTAGTATTTACACCGAACTCTCCAAAATTGGTAGACTTCATCAAAAGAAGAGCCAGAGGTAGTAAATGTTTGTCCTCTTTCTTTAGGTCTAGAACAATGGCATCATGTATTAGAAAAGCTATTCTTGAACCAGATCCTTGCGTCCTCAATAGATAGTCAATCTTAAGGGCTTGCTTCAAGGTCAGTTCTGCTGTCGTCGATTGAACCAGATAGTTCAAGGCATGATGTCTACTGACATCTGTCATTACTTTTCCGTAAGGCGTCGTTACTTGATTACCGTCATAAAAATCTTTAAGCAACTTTTCTCTGTCATAGAACTTTTCTAGTTCTTTTCCCTCTTGTTTTATCGACATCTCCCTAGATCCATAAAGCCATGAAAAAAAGTAAACCTTGGCCTGCTCTCTAGTAACTGAAGGGTTGAAAATTCTCTGGAGGTGGAATTGGTGGACGTCCTCTTTCGGCTGTGGTTCATTTAACATTCCGAGCAACGTGCGAATTTCAGCACCGTTGAAATCAAGCTCAACATACATATCATTTTGTGGCTTAATGACAGAGCGAAGACTCTTATTCAATGTTAATATTGGAAATGAGTTTTTATTAGTTGTCAGGCGACCAGTCTTAGTACCAAATTGATTATACCTAACATATGAAGGGGAATCTAAAACCGATTTAGCCTGCCCACTTATCTTTGGATTTTTTGTATATGATAATAATTTCTTTTTGTCAATACTTATTGGCTGTGAGGCTATATCTCCCAGAAGCATCGAAACATGTCTATGAAAGTTGTACCTTTTTGGTTTGTCTATCGTTTGAAAAACATGTTCTGTTATACGATTTTTAACCTCGCAGAGATCAATCAAAAATCTCTCTGGGACTAGATCAAAAAAACAGTTTTCGTCTTGATTTACTTTTGATATATCCAGAGATCTCTTAAAAGCTAATATTCTTTCCGAAACATCATCCCAGTCATCTCGTAAGTACTCGGGAAGACAGCCAGAAAGAGGTTCTCCTTCCAGAAATAAAGATGCGTAATCAATGTCCCTACCCCGCAAATACGGAGAATAGCTCCAAGTTTGCGATATATTTTCGGGAAAACTTTCTGGGTCAAAGATCATCTCTTTGTCAGTGTAGATACCTACACACTCAGCTTTATCATCTAATGTTTGAAACAGCAATATTACAACCTTACGAGATAAGTTTAGCCGAGATCATGTTTGTTGTTAAGCCGCCAACAAACTTATCAAAAGTATATTTTAAGGCTTTAACATATCTAGAATTGTCTCTGCCCTGAGGCGAAAAATCATAGAAAGTAAAGATTTCTCTAATATCCCTTAGTTCATTCTTCGGAGTCTCTTTGATACTTCGCTCTCTTCTTCGGAGAGAATAGAAAGCCCTCAGGGACCACTTATCACCATACAAAGACAAGACATTCGGTGTCAAAATCTCTCTAAAAATTGTGATGGGCTTGTCACATTTTTTTAATGTTTCAGCCGGTATCAAGAGGCTACTGTTAGCCGCCACATATCGATTGTAAAAATCTAACAAATAGACCTTTAAAATATCTATGTCTGAATTCCAGGTTTCCAAATAAGAAGCCCTGAATAAGCCAGAATAAATAGCCTGAGCACCAAAAGCGGCGCTGACCTCATCCCTATAGGGTTCGTAGCCGGGTGCATGTCTCAGCACATTCTCAAACCCAGGTATTCTTGAGTATCCAAAGGGTTCTGAGAGTCGTGATCCTTTTGGTACAAAGGCAGAATCTTCGCAATCACCCTCTGGGTTATCTACTGGGTCTGGGTTTGTCATGGGTATCCCAATCATGTACTCTTGTGCTGCTCTTGAAGCTGGGTCGCACACAAATCTCCATGGAGCATTCTTATCAACATAGAATCCATACTGAGAGGCCAAGGATACAACTAAGCCATAATTTTCATCGTATAAAAAATTAACTTCTTTGTTTAGGTCCTCGTCATGCTCCGCCCTGCTTGTTTCTATTACAAGTCCGGTATTAAGGGGGGAGGAATATATACTTTCAACAAAACCAGATAAGGTAATAGGACCAGCATCTTTAATAATCAAATCAGAGAACTCGTCGAATATCTCCAGGAACCCATCAAAGTTTGCTATTTTTCTTTTCCTCATAGGAAGATTCATAAAAACGTTTTGGAAAGCTGGATACAAGTCTCCTGTCATATATGAATGGTAATCTGTATAAATATCACTCCACCCTCTTTGGACCTCTAGCTTTGAATATGGTCCTGAATCGTAAAGTCTTCCCGATGCTACCTCTGATTTTATCTTATCTGAAAAGTCACGCCACGCATCAGCAACGAAGTCAAGTGCATAACATGTTTTGCCACTTTCCGAAGCACCTAACTGTTTGAGTCGGCGCTCGGAGACGAGTATAGAATCACCAGCTTGGTTGACTCTGCCAAAAAACTTATCAGAACCCCAAAAATTAAAAGAACGTCCTACATCAGATGAAATAGGAAAGATAAACTCTGCATATTTTTTGCGTTCTTCAAAGGCCTGTCTGGCGTCCGAGGTGTTATCCACGTTTGTGAACTTAAAAGGTCTTTGGTTTGGATCGACTTTATTTGGTTGTACCATGGTTTATACGTCCTTATTTCCAGAAGATTGAAACACACAATTGAGAACTGTCTCATACTTTCCAGCCGTTATCGTATGAACTGACCTTACAATACTATAATAACCACCGATTCCAAGCCTTTTAGCTATCTCACGACCAAAACCAACGTCGGCATCAATATATATTAGAGTATTATTTGGGAAAAACTGATTACCATAACAAGTTAATTCTATATTTTGAGGTACGATTATAGCACCGTCGCCGGTTGAACTTTTCATGATCTGCATCGCTCGGTATTGAGGACCAAGGTTAAATTCACTAAAAGAAAAACTCTTAACAATACCTCTGTCAGCACCTATTTTTAAATGATAGATGCCATTGTCTAGGTCATCTTCTTCGTTACCAAGCCGGTTCTGATGACTCATTTCCCTGGTCCCTATGACTAGATATCTATTACTTGCCATGGAGGCTTGATCTCTTTGGTTCGCTACGCTCTTAAGTGTGCCGTGAGTTATGACCTCGCCCTCGTCAAGCTCAACGCCAGAAAATAGAGTTGTATTATTCAGCATTGGTGCTGACTTCCCCTCTTTTCTTGCTACCTCTCGTAGCATTGGATTCAATAATGACAGTACAAGAGCATCAAGAAACTCCTTAAGACTCATTGCATCTCTCTGGGGTGATACGACAGCCTTAATAAAGAATTGACCGAAATACTCTAAGGTTATAGGAATGTCAGCTAGCATAACAATCTGATCATCTCTGAATCCAGGGATGCCCAACTGTGAAGGAAAAAATGAACCAAGAATAACCTTGAAATAATCCTCGTCTTTGGGAAATGATAAATTATTTAAAATATTATCGAGTAAATCACCAAGGCGAATATAATATAAGTTTCTTGTACCATGAGCTAAATCAAAATCTTTACTAGATATTACCTTAGGGTCAAGTAAAGCAGCAGGACTTTGTCCAGAGGATGCCTGGGCTAGGGCGGCTTCTATTCTTTTTTTCCTTTCTGCCTTTGACTCTTTGTTTCCTTTAGGTTGTTTTGCAGCAAAATTCACACTAAAGCTAGGAACAGGTGAGCCTACGGTTTGGTCCGCTGAGCCGCCGACTACTTTACCATACGCACTTGCAGCAAGGGGAAGTGTCTCGGACCTTATGCGAGCGTAATAGATTTTCTTATCTATTAATAAACTATTCATAATAGCCGCATACTTTGGCTCCCTTATCGAATCTTCAATATTTGCCAAAGCTATCCTCGCTGTCTTCTCATAACCTCTCCACTTATCAATCATCTGCAATCGGTTCATAGCTTCTCCGGTAGAGGGGTCTGAGCCGATGGATTCCATCTTCTTTTTATCGCTTAATTTAGCAACCAGTGATTGAAATGATCTTATAGCTAGCTGAAGCGTCCTAAGTTCATACTCAACGCCGGACTTTGAAAGCAGTAATCTTTCGTTAATATCTGCTGGTCCAAATTTTCCGCCAGGTTTAAAGTTCTTTATAGCCTTTCTTACAATATACCCTTTTGGCCAGGCTGCCTTGGCATATGTAGTAGCATTCGTCCTAGATACTTCTGATTCTACGTCATGATCCGGGATTGGCTCGACAAACTTTGATATGGAAATCTCTTCTTCATCAATATCGCTATTAGCTAAAATGTTTGCCCTGACAATATGGTCCAAAGCGTTATCTATGGCTCCAGCATAAGATAGATTTAAAGTTAATTGCCCGTTTGCCGAATAATCTACATCATAACCAGTCAACTCAAGCATTATTTCTCTTTGTGTCTTGCGAATTGACTCTCTAAATGACTTGCTAACGCCTTTAGGCAGCTTACCTTCCGGGTAAGCCCAGCCAACCCTAACAACCAACTTAAGACGTTGAGCACCAGGTACTAAAAATCTACTCTGCCTAATTGAGTTGAAATCTATTTTACCACTTTGCTCCTCTGTCGGTGGATTTTCCGTCTGGCACTTAACTTGTCGTGCCTTAAGTGTCTCATCAACTTTTTTATTTCTATCCGCTTCACTAATCTTTTTTAATTTACCGTTTTTGGTTATCTCTCCCGTGCTGAGCGTGGGTTGACCAGTGGTATCTAGAAAAGCCTTGTAATCATCGTTCAGTAAGTCTAATGCTGTCCCAAAGAATATCGCTAGGTTGGCCTTTATGACAAAATCTCCGGGCTTCTTACCTTCATAATCCCAGGTAAAGTTTTTCACTCCAGCATCTGTCCCATGGTTTGAACGGGCTCTTAACATATTGTCAATGTCAGTGTTAGCCCTTCCTTTGGCGAGTTTTTTAATTTGATAATCATGCACATGATCTGGAAATTGAATCTTTCTCCTGTAGCCCTTATCGTTAACCAAGAAGAAAGTCATTTTCGGAACAAGGGTTGAAAGCTCAGCATTGTTAGCGTTTATAAAATCTTCTAGTCCGCTAAATGGATTATTTATTAGATTTAGTAATGAATCTGGTTCTCCATAATAATTTATAAGATTTTTACACTCAACAATCTTTCTTCTTTGGTCAACAGATCGCCTAACTTTTACGTCAGTGGAGTTACCGTCAGTCTCTGTGCGAGTTAGACTATTTATATTTATAAGGTCTGACATATGACGCATCAGTGTCATTTGCCCGTTCAGAATCCTTATTTTTGCCGAGCGTTCCGGGTTTTGATTCTTTGGAGCGGTAACAGCGCCAGTGTTTAGTTTTGGGCTAGCCGCCTGTACCGATTCGTTAGCCTGTTCTAGTGTGGGTGTGTCCTCGTCATTTAGTCCAGCAACATAATCAGCATGTTTTGTGTCGATAAATCTTTTAAGATTATTATATTCTATATCAGTAAAATATAGAAAACGAATTTGTCCATCTCGGACTGCATCACGAGCACCACCCGGTATTATAAACTGCGCTAAAGGGCTATTTTCCGGTGCGTCCATGATTGCTGTCGCCGGCTTATAATGAGAGGCGTCAATACGTCCATCTTTAAAGGGGTTTGTGTTTTTGCCGAAATACTTGCCGTATGTGCCTATAAGATTTCTGCCAACAATAGCAAGGCTCTGGCCTTGTTCGGTATACTGATGCAGGGGATCATAATTAAGGACTCTTGGGTAGCTTATCTTAAGTCTTTTTGCTGCCGACTTGTAATCTCCCCCAGAGGGTAGCCTCCCTGAGGGGTCGGATTCTAATTCCCCGATAAGGAACTGAAGTAAGTTTTTCCCTGACCCATATACATCTAATATTTTCGAAGCACCAACAACCGATCCGTTGGCGATGCGGTTAAATGAATCCTCTACCAACTCCATTTGTGCTTCTTTGATAATTTCAGATAGGGCGATCGCCTCTCTAATCAAGGCAGGGACAAAGAATTTTGGTCTTGGGGGGATAGAGCTTATGTGTACTATTGTGCTCTCCTCCATCAGAGACTCATCGTTTGTGGCTGCCGCCTCTTTTATGCCTGGTTCAAACCCTAAATTAGCAAGCCATTCTTGTTGTCTTGGAAAAAACTCACCTGAAATAATTCCCAGTGTTGGAGGAGATTCTCCGCCTGGTATTGTGGGCGTGGTGCAATTAGTCCAGCCACCGTCTTGACGCTGTGCAGCCCAGGGAAAATTACTGAAGATCTTTCTAGCCATTTAATTTAATTCCCAAAATACCTTAATATTACATCTAGTGGTAGCGGAATATAAACAAGATCACCAATTTTAAACTCTGCCTCGGTGGGCTTTTTATTATAAAGAGCTATGACCCACCAATAAGTTGGAGAACCGTAATACTCAGATGCCAAGTTGTATAGTTTAGAAGTCGATGACCACCTGATTGTTATTGTGCTAAGACTATCCATTTCGTCTACCGTTGGATAAGAAAATTTTGCCGTATCGTATTGAACAATTTCATTAATACCTCGGTCATTGAAGAAAGCCTTTCTATATTCATCATTATCGTTAAAGATAAAAGACCTATTACTATATCTTGATGCCATTTTTTTCTCCTTAGCCCCTTCTTCTTATCAGTGGCCTTCTTGCGGTTGAGGAAAGCACACCCCTTGACCTTGATTGTCCCGGACTTTGAGGATCTCTAGAGTTCCCTGTTTCTAATCGAACCTGTCCGTTTTCATCTATCGTTTCCACAACCCTTCCTGTGCTGGTATCGCCAGCAGCAGCCGCTAAGACCAGATCAGCAAATGTAGTTTCATCAATACCATCCGAAGAGTATCTGTTTGAAGCGTAGGGGAAAGCTATACTTTGCCCAGGTTGATTATTTCCAGGTGTGAGCCTGGATCCCCTAAAAACATAGTTACCCTTTTCGTGAGGATCATCAGCCCAGCCTAAATCATGTTCATGTATTACTCTTAACTCAAAGTTGAGTCTTAAAGTCTTTGGCAAGTACCTGATATCGCCCTTATCCAATGTAAAGACTCCCTCTTCTAACGCAGGATCAACAGTAATTCCTCTGACCCATCCCAACAATGGTCCGCCGGTCTGCGCATTGCAAATTAGATTACCAAATTTTACACCCCACATAGGACCTTGATTCATTGTCGTTGCCCCAACAGAATCTGAATATGTCGGATACAAGAATGTAACAAGCCTGTTTACTTTATCAAGGTTATCTTGAGCCATCTCGGGGCTTGATGCTGGAACCATCCAAACAACAGAGATAGCTCTGGTGGTGTGGGTATAAGTTCCGATTGGATCCATTCTACCATGAACCTGTTCGGCGTTCCACTCAGAATTATAAGAATCACTCATTTGATCTATAAAAGCCGAGAAGGCCACAGAATAATCAGTTGGCAAATGTGTTATCTCAAGCCGGAACCCACGATTGAAAAGATTTTTCTCTCCTGGTAAGCCTCTTTTCATTAAAAAATTCTTGGATTCCATCTTGACTATCCTCTATCCCTGTTACTAGACAATACATTCTTTGCGTTTACAAAAATGTGATCATTTTCTGTGGGACTGAACTCAGGCTGTTGTATCACGTCCAATATACTAATGGCTGTTTCGTCAATTGGGTCGCTGACGCTTCTCTCTGATGGATAAGGAAAAGGCTTGCCGTCAGTAGATCTGCCCATTTTACCTCTAAATATGAATTTGTCTCCGTTAGGGTCTCTTTTCCAGCCAACCGAGTGTTCATGTAAAACTTTCATCTCAAAGTTTAATCTATATGTTTTTGGATAATAATTTACGCCGCCCTCGGTTACAGAATCTCTACCGATTGCGTCTGCGTTCTCAAGAAATGACACAGTTGAGTCCAACATAAACGTTCCTTCTTCGAAGAGAGGATCAACCGTAATACCGTTGACCCAGCCCAAAAGAGGACCACCTGTTATAGAGTTGCATATTAGGTTTCCAAACTTTACTTTCCAATAAGGAGCCATCTCTATGAAGTGGGCTTGAGATCTCCCTGCTTTTCCATATCGTGGATAAAGAAATGACACAATCTTGTTGATCTTGTCTAAATTATCTTTAGCTTGTTCAAAACTTGATGCAGGCACCCGCCAAGCAATAGAGATATTTCTTGTGGTCTGTTGAAATCCCCCGATAGGGTCCATCCTTCCATAGGAAAACTCCTCATGCCACTCTGAATTGTAAGCGTCACTGAACTGGTCCAAAAAAGCCGAGAAGGCCACTGAATAATCAGTTGGCAAATGAGTAATCTCCAGTCTCATCCCTTTGTTAAAAAGATTCTGCTCGCCCGGAAGGCTGTTCCTGCTCAAAAAACTGTCTGTTGGTTTATTGTTCATTACCCAATTTCCTCATTTCTAACATTAACCGGCACGGTTTTGGCGATCCTGCTTGTGTGCAAACTGAAGGCATTTGTAGTCTGTCCTCTAAGTTCGTCATTGATGAACACATTGGTGGTGTGTTTGACTGGTGTTGCTGCCGTAGTGGCAGAAGCAACAGTTTGACGCTGTGAGTCTTGTTGTCTTCTAAGGGCTTGGTCTGCGCTTTGGGTTTTTGACTTAACCTTTGCTGCCCCTCTATCCTTATCGTCCCCCATAAAATAATCAAAGGCACTCTCAATAGCCTTTTCGCCGAGGATGCCGCCTGCGACTGCGCCGACGAATGCCGTGAGCGGTGCGGCGGGACCGCCGACCAAAGCGCCCAGGGCTGCGCCGCCGCCAATAGCGCCTATGGCTCCCAGCCCCTCTCGGGCATAGGCTTCGGTTGGGTCCTTACCGGCAGCAATACTCTCCTGAGCCTCCATAAACGCAAAACCACCAGAAAGGACGACACCGAGTCCTTTACCTGCTGTTTTCAGGAAACCTTTGCCAGTACTGGCAGCACCCTTGGTGACCGCTGCTGCTGCGTCATCGGCAACACCACTGGCACCCTTGGTTCCCGCATTGGCGATATCGTCGAAAGCTTGCATCCAGCGTGAGTTCGCCGGGTTTGCCGCTGCTTCTGCGGCTTCTGCCATCAATTTTTTGCCTGCCTCTGTGGCGGCTCTATTGGCCATGCTACCCCTCACAAGTCTTTCAGCGATTCCTACAGCGCCGACGCCGGCTGCACCAACGCCTGCCGCCGGAAGTAAGCCCATTGGTGTATCTCCGCCAGGACCGGGTGAGCCACCAGGCATACCACCAGTTCCAGCGGGCGATCCGGCTTGTCCCGGCATACCAAATGGACCACCCGCTTTACCAGCGTTTGCAAGGACGGTAGCCGTTGTAGCGCCTTTGGCGAGGGCGTTAAAATTAATTCGATTGCCTAAGGCTCTGCTCAGGGCACTTAGGGGTCCTTCCATTAAATCCAGTCCAACTTCTACCGCAGTTAATTGTCCATATACTTTAGCTGCTGAGTTTAGGTCACTAAATGTATTAGCAAGACCATCCGCCATTTCGTTTACTTTGCCGAATTCGAGCCCCATACCTTTAAGTTCAACGTCTCCCATGGCAGTAAGTGTCTTCTCCTGTGCCGCCGCACCTACCTCAGAAACTTTTGTTTGTTCTAGGGCAGCGCCCATAAGACTGCCAACTTGCTCAGACGGAAGAGTCTCGCCACTAAGATACTTTCTTGCCTTTTCGATGTTTTTCCCAAAACCTAGAGACTCAGCCATAGCTTGTTTCTGTCGCCTATCTCCAAGATCTTCAAAAGTGCCAATTGTTGATCTGAAACTGTCAACTATTATTTGCCTTCTTTGTGCATCATCTGCCATCATTAACGTATTAGAACTTAGACCAAGCCCAAACTGTGCGTTAAGTTTTCCAGCGTTCGTCATCGCATCCTCATAAGTATCAAACTGATCGGAGACATCAAAGATTTCTCTCATACTAAGTCCGGTCTTTCTTGCTTCTTTGGCCAGGTCGCCCATAACCTGCTCCGTGCTTGATCCAAACTTAGCTATCATGGGTCCAATCTCAGCTATGTCTTTCATCATCTGGGCTGGTCCGCCCTTGTATGCGATTTGACGACCAAGCTGGATCAGTCGCTCTGTCGATTTACGAGCAGCCTCTTGAGACATTGCTGTGCCTCTAGCAAAAACTTCCAAGCCCCTGCCTGAATCCTCGGCTGCGACGCCTAAGTTCTCAAGAGCGAAAGTAAAGCGAAGAGTCTCTTCTCTTTGCCTCTTTGTAGACGATGCCAGTAAACTAAAGCCTTGGTCAAGCCCCATCATTGCCTTGGAAGTTCTTTCGAATGTTACCCCTAGGTCCCTGTTCCTTTCAGCTACTTCCTCTAGTTGTCCCCCTAGCTTTGTAAAAAGTCCAGTGGCTCTTCCGACATCTTTTGAGAGATCGTCAAGTCCAATTCTAAGTTTAAAAATTTGACCAGCGAGATCACCGAGGCTTTTGGGTACCTGAACGCCCAAAGCCTCAGTCATCGCATTGAGACCAGTGTTGACATTGTTCGTGACTGTTTCACCCAGGTCTTCGAGCGCATCCTTCGCAAGCGCCACACCGGTACCGGTGGCTCCACCACCTATGCCGAGGATCGCTTTCTGCTTCTTCGACATGGCGGCCAGTAGTTCTTTAGGTTTCAGTTTTTGTAGGGCTTTTGATAGGTCCTTGGGATTGAGAGCCATTACACTAAACCTCCCCTTGTCACCTGTACAAGAAGACTGCTACTCTCCAAGAGTGTCTGTGCTATTATCAGTTTCTTATTGGCCAATTTATGTCAGCCTCACGCTCAAATCTTTTTATGGCAACATCAAGTTTAGACTTTTGCTTGTAGGTCATAGGATCATCTAAGCCATACTTCTTAATATAGTCCATATACCTTTTCTCGTTTACAAGAGCGTCGGTAAATCTTTCAACCTCTATTCTGTTTCCACGAACTCTGACAGGGACTCTGCGCCCCTTAAACATTTTGGATAAAAGATACTCAATCCATGCTGCAAAAACATGGAGAATATTCTCATTTAAAGTATTTTTGACTTCTTCTAAGTCAAGAACCTCGTTTTCAAAATCTATCTGTTTCATATAAGACACCCCACGGTATAATAAATAGTCTACAAAGATGTTTTATTTATACAGATTAGCGGGTTGATTGAGAACGGGCTTCCATTTCTCTTTTCTTCTCGGCGGCGATGCGCTGGATGAACCATTTTCTTATAAGCACTGGTAAGTTGAAAGCTTCTCTGAAGGACCAACTTCCGTAGTGGATTAGTTGGAATATTTCCTCGTAAACATACTCTTTGTTATTTTCACTCAGGCCAAAAAAAGCCCACGCCAAGCGGAACCTCCATGTCTGCCTCGTGACCACATTTTGGACACTCGTACTCTTGGCGCAAATCAACATTTGGGGCGATATTTACATAAAGATTTCTTAAGAACTTTGAATCTCTAGCAGGCATCTGAGAGACAAAATTAGCTACAGCAAAAGGAGAGTCAATACCGTTAACGGAGACAATAAAAGCTCTTAGCTGATCTGTCAAGGTAGTAGCGGGCATATTCTTTTTACTCTTTTTGTTAGCTTGCTCAGTTAGATTCTTGTCGTCATGTCCGTTCATCAGGCGGATCTCTACATTAACCTTGCTTAGGGGTAAATCAACCGAGACAGTATTTCGTGGGGTAAATTCACAACCAAGTTCTATGATCTGCTCTTCGTAATCATTCGTTCCAACCTTTTCTAGATCAAACTCGTAGTCACTTTCTTTACCGCACTTGGGGCAAGTAACTTCAACTTTATATTCTTCTCCATACCCGGTAATTCTTGTGCCAATCATTAGGGCATTCTTGTCGCCAAGTAAAAGATCATCGATACCTATTGATTTATCAACAAGGACGCTTTCCAAAACTCGATCAATAGCAATGCCCTTGCGAATTAATGGCTGAGAGGTTAGGAAATCCTCCTCTTTTGCTGTCATATATTTAATTTCAATTGTTTCTTTGTTATGTACCGGATGGTTCGGGGGATAAAATCTACCCTTGCTCGGGATTTCTACAAAGTATGTTGGATTCGTCCAGTTAAACCCATTATCATCTGCTGTGGGAGGACGGTCTGGATATTCCGGGTACCCCGATGGGACTTCCTGTTCTAGAACGTCCTCTTCTGTCGGGGAAACCCGTCCTTTATTTCTACTCATAATACAACCTTTCTAAAACTCAACAAGACAACTATATCACAAATATTTAATTTGTTTTATCTTGCTTCATTTCCGCTTTTTATTAACTCTGCCCAATCATAGGCCATCTCAACGCTAATCTCGTTCATTTCCTCAGCAGCATAATCTAATGCGCCACCGAAATCAATGCTAACGATCCATGGATTAGTCAACTTCCACTTTTCAATCTCTCTACCGTCAGCATCTATTTGTGCGATAGAGACACCAGCAATACCTTGAGGTCCTGTTGCGTCAGCTTTATTTATTGTGCTTCGAACGTTGGGACTGGTTGGATAATCATACCCGGATCTACGAAGTTTTTGAAGAAACGTAAAAGCCAAGTCTGGATCTACTGGATCTACAAGCGTCATGGTAATATTATCCCAGGTAACTCGACCAGGGTACTTAAAAGTGTGATTGAGAAACTGGTGCTCAACCGTGCCAACAGACACTCTGGGCTTCTCAGCGGTTTTAACAGTCCAAACCGGAATATTACCAGCTTGAAGTATAAATCGAAAACGGCGTTTTGGATCAGTATTTACATTCGACCAAAAAAGACTCATAATTTAGTTTCTCCTCGAAAAAGAAATCCTATAGTTAAATAGTTCCTCGTAACTTTTTTAGTCCTCAAAAGCAGCGCCGCTGTTAGTGATAACAAAATCAATAGCGAAGAACTCGGCAGAGCGGGTTGGCTTCACGATTAACTTAGAGTAAATAATGTTTCTATCCACCAAGTCTGGGGTCGTCGTTGTTTCGTCCAGAATTAAGCGGAAGTCATCAATGCCGAACTGAGCCTTGACGCTTTCCAGAACAGGCGTTGCTTGCTGCAAGAACCTATTCCAAGTGTCTTGGTTGTTCTGAGCAAACAAGAGTCTCGATGCGATGAACGAGATCTCTCTCTTCAAGAAGACAAGCAGTCTTCTCACGTTGATTCTGTCAAGCGCAGAAGCTGTCTGTTGCAGGGTCTTCTGCCCGAAGATCACAATCCCTTCAGCAGGGAATTTAGCGATTGGGTTAATACCTGCTTCATACAGATCGTCTCTATCTTCCGAACTAAGCCTCTTAGAGACATCCAGGACAGGCAATCCAGCAGCACCCTCTGACAATCCGCCTCTAGTAAACCCGGCTGGGGCAAACCATGGAGCGGCAACTCTATCGTTGGACGACAAAGCTCCTAGTGCGGCAATCGAAGGCGGAGCCCAGATAAGCCTGTTAGAGATAGTATCTTGGATCTGAACCCAAGGGGCATATGCTGCGCCGTAGCTGTTGTTAATGTTTCTAGCTTTAAGGGCGTCTGTTGCCTGCTTAATTGTGAAAGAGTTTCTATCTGCGCTACTAGAAGTATTTTCTGTATCCGCAGTATAGATTTTCTCTAGATCAATAATGGCCAGAGCGTCGCCACGTTCCTCTGTTTTCTCCAGAAGATAGTTAGTTGCGGCAGGTATTGTAACACCAGGAATTGTGACCACATTATATTGATTTTGGTCAGGGTCAGACACGATATTAATCGCTCTCTTGAGGCTGTGAAGCTTAGAGCTATTCACCTCTGCAACACCAGCAGCAACAGCACTGTTTCTGAAGGGGTCACGCTCGGTGATATCAACACCATCGAATCCGCCGGCAAGAAGCGTGGTAAATCTGTCCAAGCCCTTGTTCAGCGAGCCAGTATATCCGCCAGATATTGCACTAATACTGACAGTTTTTTGTCTTGAGCCCGACATGTGAACATAACCTCCGCCCAAACCATCGGCTGCGAGCGAGAGCATTATATCATCAAGCGTAAAGACCCAACCAAGTTGCAAGGGATCAGACGATGCCGAAACGGCTTGTCCGAGTCCCATGGTCGGGGTATTAAGACTTGGCGAAGTACTAATGTTAGCCTGGAAATTCGGGGCAACATCTTTAGGTCCTGTTGGGGCAGGGGTGCCCTGCAAGCCCTTGCACCTTGAGGTCAAAGTATCAAGAACCGAAGGATTAAACGTCTGATCATCCTTTGTGATTCCTGTCCAAGCACCAAAGTAAACGTTCTTCATCGGCACACCGGGGCGACCCCAGTTGCTGTGACGACGTAGCGGCGTTGTCGGGAACACAAACGAGGCTGTAATATTTCCGGCTGTTCCGTTAGCGACCGCTCCCGAGATAACAAGTAAGTTCTTCTCGGCAGTGACTGTTCCATAACTAGCAGAGTCATATCCGCCAAGTGCGCCGAACAAGGTTTGATCACCACCGTCAATCATACTGGCCAAAGCGCCACGACTGGCACTAAGCTGTCCAGTTGATCCATAAGAAGTCAGTCCGCCCGAACCACTGTTAATTTGAGCGGCACGATAGGTCAAAGGACCAATGACACCGAATGGTAAGAACTCAGCGTTAGTGGTGCCTCTGTCAATATCTTCATTCATTGCGATTCGAATGAATTTAGAACGGTTTGTATAAGTGCCGTATTCACGATTTGTTTGCGTAGTTGTATCATAGGTCATAAACTTATCACCTATGACTCTAGCAATATAATTTGGCGAAGCAGGATTCAAATTCAAAGAATCGTATCTTTCTAAAATAATCTGATTCAAATCAGTATCTCGAATATTTCTAATCACCAAAGAGAAGCTACCATACAAATCAAAGTCACCCTCAGGGGCTTTTATGTTCTCAATTGATACTTTAATTTGTCGTTGGATGCTTTGTCCACCAGTGCGAGCCTCAACTCTAAACAATTTTTGTTGTTCATGTGCCTGGAAGGCGTTGTTTGTACCAACGTTTAGGTCTTGAGCAATGTACCAACCAGTCGAAGCTTTTTGTGAGCCATACTGGTGATCATTCTGATCTTGCGTTATTGCAACTTGGTTTCTCATTGGGAAAAGTGCAATATGGAACTTCGATCCTAAAATACTGTCACCCAAGATTCCCATGGAGCCAGAGCCAACTTTGGCAAGCTGCCTCTCGAAGGTTTCACCAATCCAAAAACCGCCGCCCTGGCTTGCATTTCTGGTCTGCTGGGTGGTGACTGTTGAGTTAACCACTGTCGGGTTAGTATTAAGAACTTTACGAATAAAGTTTCTGTCATCTGGATTGAGTGACACATTTGCTACATGAGAAGTAATATCACCAACACCGTTAGGGTCGAAAACCAAATTAAAGTGACCATTAGCGTCCGTGTCGAACAGGGTGCAAGTACTTGCTGTTGTCGGAAGCGGAAGAGTGTGCGGAGTAGCGAGCGTGCCGCTAATTGTCATTCTACCTTCGTTAAGATAGAAGGTGGCAGCAACAGCGCCCGAAACACGAACGTTAGCGTCAGCGTCGGCAACACTAATGGATGAACTTGGCCAAACCACAAGAGCAAAAGAACCGCCTTCAGTTGGTGTGCTACTGAGCGTTCCAGCTTTCCAGCCAGCCAAGCCAGCAGCAGTGGCTTCCGGATCTTGTTCGCCAGCAAGACGAACATAAGTCAGTGGCGCATTGTTTCTCAACCATGCCTGAGCAGCATACAGCCCATAAGAAGGAGCACTCTGTTGTCCAAATCTCCAAGCATCTGCCGATGGTTTACCGGCATTCGGTTCACCAAAAGTTTCAACTAATTCAGAGAAAGAGTTGATTGTAACTGGGACCATGGAGGGTCCTTGAGGGGCAGTGCCGATAACCAAGGGTCCAATGTCACCAGGCTCTTCTGGTAATTGGGAGTTATCTATTTCGTTTATAAAAACCCCTGGAGATATGAACTTAAACTTTCTTTCGTCAGCCATCAAAAAGGTCTCCTTGATGTAATTTCTAGTAAAATAGCAAACAAGATGGTTAATATACCGACTTCATTGCTCTTAATAAATAGTAGAGGAAAGATCGAAACTCCCTGTAAAGAAGTGATGTTCTATTTAAGGCCTATATTTGTCTTTGCTGCCTTTTCTAAACTCAGGAATATCCCCCACGATAGACCTTTCTCGTTGTATTTTAATTTTTGCTGCTGATTCTCTAATCACAACGTTTGGTGTCTTTTGGTTTTTTCCCGCTCCGATTAAATAACCAAGAACCATAGTGGTTATGCTTGTTTCAAATCTTCTTTCTTCCAAGCCTAGCTCAAAATTATTATTTATAGAATATCCTGGCTCCATAAAAGCCTCATATTTATTTCCTGCATTTTCGATCTTAAAAACACTGGGCGCACCAGTAAAGGTTGTCAATACTTCCATCATCGCATTCATTTGCTGTTGGTATTCTGAAAAAAGCTTCAATTCATAGGTCACCTCAACGAAAGTAGGCATCGGTATAGAGATGGATTCATAAACAATGTTCTTGTTTTCACCAGGAGAGGTCTGAAAATTAAGATTGTCGCCGCCAGCACTTTTCCTAATTGAATTTGAGTTAGCAAAATTCTTTGTTTTGTCTTGTTGTACAGTCCTAGCTACCTCTATGGATCCCCCTCTTTTATAGTAATCAAAATAAGGCGGGATATGCACACCATATCGACCTTTATTTTCAGGATTTTTATTCATGGCTGTTCTTTTCAGCGTGATCAGAGGAAGGTTTAAAGTTCTTCCACCCTCTGTCCTTAAATTCGGGTCACTCTTTATTTGGAAAGCCCTTTCAGGAGTTGAAAACAAGACGGGAACCTTTTCCGACCCCTGGTTCGTATCGCAGTATATGTTTAAATTATCATTAACAAAATTAAACATGGCATAGTCTATACTTTCAATGTTTGAAGATGCCAAGGGATAAGATGAAGATAACTGTGTATTTGTCTTTGTATTAAGTGGCATCGAATAGTCCTCTTCTCGCTTGTCTTCCGACTGCGGTGACTTCTAATGATGTTCCATCGGCAAAATCGCTATCTTGACCGAACAGATACCTTGGCTCAAAAACATCAACTATTTCAAAAAACATTTGATCGTACTGTACAAAGTCACCCAAGCGAACAAAAAGGTTTTGATCTGCTGTTAGTCTTCTTTTGTGAAAATGCACGCTAATATTATAGACGTTGTCAAAGCCTAGTTCAGTTTGAGTTCGTGTAGATCCATCATAGTCAACAAGGGCATAAGCTCTTATTGGGGGCAGGAACGTTTTATTTATTGCTTCCCCATAGAGGGTATGATATTTGGACCTCTCAATATCGATAGGAAAATATAATAATTGTTGACCAACAACCTTTTCAATGACCTCGTCATTGATTTGTTTAACAAAATTCCTCTCAGCCTGACCGACAAAAAGCGGTGGTGGTGGCTGCTCAGGTTGTGTCCATCTATTGGCGGCCATTTATTTATCCCACGTATATGCCGTAAGGAATTGATGCCATTACAGTTTCTACATTCTTTTGAAGCTCGGCATCTCCTTCGGCTAGTTTACCATAAACCAATTCATCAAGAACAGCTTTTAACTCATCTCTTAACTCTGTCTGTTCAGTCTTTGCCTCACTTACCAACGATGGTCCATTCAAGGTTATATCATTCCCCGGTATTGGTATCGTCCCTATCTTAGATCTAACTTGACCTAAGGTCTCTTTACTTAAAGAAAGTGCAAATCTTCTAATCCATTGTTTTCCTATACTGTTGATATTTTGATATGGAACATTTGGAAAAGGAAGTGTGTTAATATTGTTGACACCACTCGCCCCATATTGTCTATCCTCTTGTTCATCATAAGCATCTTCTGATGTTCTAAATTCAACCCAAAACTTGTCTGGATTATTCCCGCTTGGTGTTGGAAATAATTTTAATCTGTTATCATTTATTTCGTATGAATAATGAGATGCTCGAACCTTCAGGTCCTCTTCATAGTTCATCGCCTGAAGAGTATTCTGCCAGCTTGGTACAAGTTCAAATGTACTATCATCAGCATATTGCCCGTAAGTTGACATATTGCCAACGGCACCGATTGCGTTGCCGCCGAAGAATCTCCACGAGGCAGAAGGAGTTTTATAATAAACTCTGGTAATACTTATTTTATTTTTTCCAACTGATCCTGTAAAGGCAGAACCACCAGAGGTTCCATCTATGGATGCGCTAAAAATTAGTGCCTGAAGATCGTATTCTTGCTGGTCCTCAATCGGGGTTATGGATGCTGAGAATATTCTTTGCGATGATCCAATTCCCACATGGACAGAGCCCCCTTTCCCGATATGCATGGCATATCCTAATTGGAATCTTGGAAATTTTAAATTTGGCTTTACATCAACGCCCTTTTCAAAGTTGAAAAACTCGCCGTCCTCATCAAAGGAGCCTGTAGTGTTTCCCATCAAATCAGATAACACATTCTTGGCCTGGTGTGTGTTTATCAGATACGAATATTCCAAGCAAGCCTCTTCATAGGCATTGTAAACATTTCTTGGTGATATTTCTAAATCTAGTATATTTCCACCAAGCTTATTAAAAGTATATGCAACTTGATCAACCGCACCGCTGATGAAGGATGATGTTGTATTGTAGATGCCGTATGCTAAAAGATCTGCAACCTCAGAGTGTGTTCCTGTAGATGGTAGAATAACTGCGTTTACTGTGCTTCTAGGCTGTAAATTTGTTGGCATAAGAAATTACCTCGTTAGGGTGCTTTACTAAATAGTTTTTGGTTTCGGAAACAAAACAATAAAAGAAAACCCCGCCACAAGGACGGGGTTCCCTCAATTGTATTCAATCTCTTGTGAAATACTACTCAGTTTGAGAGTTCACGAGATCGACACAGACAACCAGACCATACAAGTCAGGACGCACCATCTTCTTGGCATAGCGAGTCATGACACCCTTGCGGGGCACGAAATCTTCTGTACCAAAGATTGTGGGAGTAACTTGCAATGGAACATATGGCGCATATACAAAGCCGCTTTCAAGGAAGCTATTACCCTTGCGACCAACCAGAATCACGTTCCGGAGGAAGTAAGGATCAACATAGATATCCATCTTGCGACTAATCGAGCCAACCTGCTTCACGCCCCAGCTTCCACCATCTTCGTCAACCGTTGCCGCAGCACGGAATCCAGCAGTGAATTCAAGGATGTTAGCCAATTCTGGCGAGGTGACAAGGAAGTTGGCACCACCACGAAGTGTCTTACGGTGAATACGAGCACTTACTTCATTGACTGTCTCAAGAAGGGTTTCGTACCACTCGCTGACCGTTCCGGTGAAGTCCGGGAAGAGTGAACTTCCAAGAATGCTTCCATCTTCACGGTTGACAAACTTACCAGGTAAGCGACTCCAGTAAAGAGTTCCACCAGTAGCACCGTTTACGAGGTCAGAAAGAATCTCTTGATCAATTTCAAGAGCGATCTGCTCGGAAAGGACGCTAGTAAGCTCAACTTCGGCGTCAAGGTTGTGATAAGCGTTGAGGTCCTGAGCAAGCTCCGGGCTCCACTTAGCTTTCAGCTTCTTCGTGACTGCTGTCACGGCGACGCTGTCTACCTTAATATCGATTTCTGGAATCTGCTGACTTGTTTCAAGTCCCCAGCCAGCAACCGTGGTCGAACCTTTGATAGCACCAAAGGGGTCGCCTGCGGTGACAAAGCTATCTACGACCGGGTAAAAGAATGTACCCGTGTTGTTGGTGAAGGCGGGCTCTTGAGATAGCAATCCGGGTCCCATTGACTCGGAAAGCTGCACAGCAGAACGGCTTCCAAGTCTCGAAATACCGACGAGCAGGATCTGATCCTTGCTCGAACCAGAGAACTGGTTAAGGCGAGTAGCATGATATCCACCAGCTTCAAGGAGTCCAGCACCATCGGTACCAGAAACAACAATAGCTTGCAGGTTATCAACATTGGCACCAAGGCCAATCAACGAAGCAGATGCAATAGCATAGGTCGATGTTCCCGAGACAAGATCAGGATCTCCTCTAAGGGTTTCATAGTGTTCTCCACCGGGCTTCGAATTTGCATCGCCATAAGTACCGGAAGCGATACCAACGGCCATGGGCGAACCATGAGGTCCTACGGCTGAGCCTGTCGGGCTTGAGAAGCCGTTATTCAAACCATAAAAACCAGAATGGTTATTAGCATCAGCAAGGTTAATACCACCCGTCAACTGACGACCAACAACTCCACCACCATAAAGTGATGTGTCTTTCTTGTTAGTCAAACGAGCACCGGTAGCACCGGCAAGCATTCCGCTATCAGGACTATAAACGAAGTCCATGAAGAAGATGAGTCCACTCGGGAGGCTCATCGGTTGGACCGAAACTAGGTCCTGTGCCAAAAGATTGCCGAATACACGACGAACTAATGGAAATGCAACTGAAGCGAATCCTTCAACGTCGCCGGCTTGCATGGTGGTTGTCTCTTTGAGAAGTTGAGCAGCTTGGTTTTCTAGAAGACGGGCCATGTTGTTACGCTTAACATCATCGAGCCCCTCTAGAAGACCTGTACGCTCCCACTTTCCAAGAAGAGCTTCACCTTCGTTAGCCAACGAACGTTGCCTGATTCCCTCTGTAAGGGTATCTAATACAGACATTTTATTTTCTCCTTTAATTAATTGTCTTTTAATCCCGCCAAGATCGCCCATCGATCCGTGGTCGGGTTTTGTTGTGAAACGTGTTCATCTCTGCGATTGCTGAGAATAACCGAAGATCTTTTTGTTACGGCTTCAGACAACGATTCTGGGGTCTTACTATTAGAAATTCCCGCCATTGTCTTTTGAAGAGTTTCAAAAATTACTCTTGCTTCATCAACTGATCGTGCGTTTGAAATCATCTCGACAATTTTATTTTTTTGCCGCTCATTCAAAGAGGTGTTTTCATGAACACGATTTGTAAATAATAATCTTGCGTTTTGCGCATGTAACTCTTCTAGTTTTCCCTTAAGGCTTCCTAGGAGAGATTTTAAGTCTTTATTTTCTTTTTGAAGATTTTCGTTCTTTTCTTTTTCATTGCGAAGGTCGTCAGCATCTTCTTTATCCATACCCTCTACAGGGGCTAAAGCAACGTCATCGTCCTGCACTATTGCTTCTTCATCTTCCTCGATCTCATCCTCGGAAGCTTCCTCCATAGATTGCTTGACGGCCAGTTCTGGCACGTCAACCACAAGTAATTCTTTAAAAAGATCAAGAAGTTCATTTTCGTCGAGGGCGAGTTCGTCATCATTTCGATTAGCGGGGGTTTCTGTCTCAAGCCCCAGGTCAATCCCGACTTCATCCGCAATCTCACTTCGATCAAGCTCAAATTCTTCTTCGTCATCCTCGGATTGCGCAGCGGCGATGATGTCGTCAAGATCAACCTCGACGATTTCTTCAGCGCCGTCAGAAACATGTGCCATTGGAACCTGTTCCATGGCAGTGCTATCTACTTGCTCAACTTCGTCTTCTAAGTCCAATCCTAAATCAAGCTCTTCTTCCTGTTCCAGAAGTTTTGACACTGCTTGTCTTACTTCATCAGAATATTTTTCAACAATTTCTGATTCGGCATTTTTCATAGCTGCTTCTCTGAGAGATTGGGCATCTATGATGGCTTGCTCTAACATGTTAGACATAAGTGTACCCCTTAAAGATGGTATTAATCAAAGTAAATAGTATATTAGCGCACTAAAGGAAGGGATTATTTATGAACTATACGTTTGTGGCACCAGTTATGCCAGCGCCCGTCAGTGTAAACATGTTCTCAGCGGGAATCCCAGTGAGTTCTGCATACAGTTCATACTTGCCATTATTGCCAGTAGGATTAGAAATATAAATTTCTGTACACTTCACATTCAAAGTAATTTCGTCCTTCGTTGTCGGCAATGTCCAATAAGCAGAGGTTTGGTTGACTTGAGTAGAGGCCGTAGTAGCAAAGTGTACCCTTAAATCAATATCTGCCATGTTTTTTACAACGATTTTTTTTGTGACAGTCGGAAATACAATTTTATCTTCGACACCGTTGTCTATATCTAGATTACCAGTTAAAAAAGGCTTACCCGCCACCTGGTAAGCTGATGCGTTCCCTATTCCTGAAGCTCTTACATAGCTTGAGTAATATGAACTATCTGGTGATGTGTTGCCCATCTGTGTCTCCTTTTAGAACAGAAATTCTTCGTAGTAAATAGTTTATTAATGTGTTAAAGTATGTATTTATGTGCCGGTGTGCCCAGAGATGCCCGAACCCGTTAGTGCAAACATGTTCTCAGCGGGAATCCCAGTGAGTTCTGCGAACAACTCATACTTGCCATCATCGCCTGTTGCATTGGAGATATAAACTTCTGTAAACTTGCCGGTTATATCAACCTCGTCATTAGTGGTAGGAAGATCCTTAAAACTATAAGTCGAAACAAGAGAACACGAAGCTGTTGAATGAAAAGATACTTTTATATCAATATCCGCCATGTTCTTAACAATGACACGTCTTGCTACTGTTGGGAAAACAATTCTGTCTTCCACTCCATTATCTAATACAAGGTTACCAGTCAGAAAAGGCACGCTAGACACTTGATATGAAGAGGCATTGCCAAGACCGGCTCCTCTGGGTGGACCCAGCGAAGATGATTGGAACGGCGATGTGTTGCCCATGCTATCTTCTCCTCTTAGAGCGGAAGTTCTTAGTAGTAAATAGTTCTTGTCTTTGTTTGTTTATTTTTTCTATCAATCTTTTTCTATTTCTTTTTCTTTCCGCTCGGACAACGGTCGGCTTTGTAAAATGGCTTCTCTCACGAAACTCTTCCACTATGCCTTCTCTTTTTACCTTTTTGATAAACCTTCTTACCATTTTCTCAGAGTTACCACCGCACTCCCTATCAGTTACCTGAACGCAGGTATTGATCTTATCCTCATGTTGTCTTCTGTTGTTTCTCATTGACTTTTGCCTTTCGCTAAATGAGCCCAGGATCTCATGCCTGGTATGTTTGTTAGGTCAACACCAGGATCGCCTGGGGCAACTCCTGATAGGGGTCCCCTTCCATCCCCAGAAGGTACTGGAGCAGTGCCCTCAAATAACTCTGGGTTGGCAAACTTTTGTTTGGCGTCCTCGTATGGATTAGTATTTTTTGCTACGGAGTCTAGTACTTTTCTTCTCATGGCTTCACTTTCTGGTGTCCTTAAGGATGATTTGGCTTCTTGAACCACTGTTGAAGTAGTGCCCTGAAGGCCAGTCGCTACTTCAGATATTATTCCGGAAAGAACACCCTTTTCAAAGATGACCTCCTTAACACATTCTTTAATAATATTTTTGAGTTCGGATTTTTTCATGTTTTTTCCTTTCTTACTAAGCTTGATGCCAAGCTTGATGTGTTCCTTCTTTTATCCAGACAAACTCTAGTGCTGATACATTAGCAGCAGGATTAATGCTACCAAAGGTTCCACTTATAAGTCCTGTAGGTAAGATAAACACATTATTAGTAGACCCTTTGGCTATGAGCGTTAACCTTGTGCCAGAATTATCCCCTCTGGGAAACGTTAGAGCATGGACTTCCAGTCCGCCACCCGCATCAACACCGTTAATTGAATCCGCATCCAGCAGCATAGTGCCGGATGCTACGGACAGAGTACTGTTTGTTCCAGAGCCAAGATCTTGCTCGGCTACATTTGTAACATAAAACTGAGATGTGGTTGTTCCGGCAACTCTTGTGTTTCCAGAAACTTCTAAAGGAAAGTCCGGAGTGGTTGTATGGATACCCACATATCCATTGGTCCCCTCAAGTGTGATACGAGCAGAATGTCCTCCGTTTGTACTAGCATTGGCAAGTTGAAGAGGCCTGCTTGAGTGCCCGACATTCGGATGAAAGGCATCCATGAAAAAGGCGTTGCCAATAGATCCAGTAAAAGTCCCGTCTGCATCGCCTTCCATTGCAATAGTACCGAGGCGATTATTTCTTCCAGAAGTATCTGCTGAACCGTCTTGATAAAAGTCTATAAATGGGTTGTCGTTCTCTCCAGAGTTGTCGCTATCAGCAATAAGCTTTATACCCACATCTTTTCTGCTTTTCAAAATTATGATAGCATCCCTTTCGGCACCAGTTCCTTCAAGGGGATCTATAATATGCAGTACAGATTGTGGCGAATTAGTCCCAATACCAATACGGTTTGCTCCGCCATCGAGATAAAACATATGAGTCTCGTTGTTGCTTTCTACACGGAAGTCAACGTCAATAGATCCTTGGTTAAACACAGCGCCGCCGGCTACCTCTAGGGTTCCAGTAATCTGAATTAGGTCGCCGGAGGTATCTCCTAGTTTAGTATCGCCGTCGTTTTCAAGCTTGCTTACGAAGCCGTCGCCGTCATCATTCTTGATGCCAAAACCAGCAGAAGCCATTAGTCTTCCCCGAGTACATCGTTGAGCGCACGGTTAATACGATCAGCCTTTGTCAAGTGGGTTTTGACCTGGCTTTCCGCAACAAGATAAGCGCCCGTCGTGCTTGGTTCAGAAACTAAGTCGAAGCAAAGCAACTGAAAGTCGTCTTCTACCATGGTGGTGCCACCCTCCTGGCGGGTGGATCCGAGGCCTCGGCTAGATATTCCTAACTGAACGCCGCCTTCTACAAGCTGCTTAGCTATTTGTCCTGCGGGTGTGTTTAGGATCTTCATCTTGCCCATAACATCGTCGCCTCTCCACCACACCTCTGTTATTACATGGCTTGCGTTCTTGAGTTCCACCACTGAACTATCTGGATGGTCTAGTTCCCCGATAGCTCGTCCTTCTTTTACAAGTTTTTCATAGTTCTTCATCTCTCGCTCTAAAATAGGGCGAGGATAAATACGTCCATTGCCGTTTTTCTTGTCTGCGGCTTGAATTTTTCCAGCCACAATAAGATGCGTACCAGACTTGTTGCCTTCACGCTCTTCTTCAGTCAGAAGATCATCGCTATAATCTAGATTCATAAACTCTTGTAGTACATACTTATTCATTTCTATCTCCTTTGAGTGCGGGCGCTACCCGCACGGTCATGCTACCCCTGCAACAATTGGTTACTGGTCTTAGCATCCATTTTTGCGTCCACATCCCTTTTATTTCGATATTCATACTGAAATCCTCCGTCCGATATGAGCATACACAACGCATAAGAGGTCCCAGAAGATAACCAACCTAACAAAAGTCCGTTAACTAGTGAAACTTCAAATGTAAATAGTTCTGTAAATGGGTTTAGGAACAGAAGAAGGACGCCAGACCAAAAGCCAATGCACATAGGGCAGTGAAAAAAATGATATTTAGGCCTAATCAAACTCAATAGCGAAGAATACACCAGAATTTGAGTAAGCCCATAACAACAAAGGACGAAACTTAATATATTCACTTTATCTCAATCTTTAATACTGATAGCCATACCCATAGTATGAATAATTTGGAGTCGATGATCCCTCCGGCGTGTCTTCGTAGGGTGGGATTTCTCCGGACTCTGTTGATTCTGCGTCTGAGGGGTCTGTAAATCGATCTTCTATGTTCTCATCATAAGCATCAGAAACTGCTCCGTCGTCAATAGTTTCTTTAATGTATTTTTCCACTTGATATAAAACCGCCTGCAATGAGTCAACATCCGATTCTTGTGGATAATTTACTTCCAACATTCCAAAAGATGGTCCACCCTTAGGACCAAAGCCTTCCAATACGCCACCCTTGAAAAGAGAGTACATGAAGTCTTTTTGGATCGGGAAAGTGTCTATCTCTGCATATGGCTTAGGAATAGTGACAACTTTATTCTCTTTTGGAACAACAATTATATCCATATGTTTATGATCATTAATTAAAAGATTGCCACTCAGGGTCTTTTTGATTTTCAAGGATATAGTGGCCTGAGTTGGTTTCTTCTCGGGCTTGGTCGAATCACCTAGTTTTATTTTAATTGGCATTTTGCTTATACTCTTCTACTAGTTTTTGTAATCTTAAAACTTTGATAAGCTCTTTCTTGCCAACTGACGATACATTAATTTTTTCAACCAATGTTAAAGCTTCTTTGGTATTATTGACCATCTCACTGTCGTTCTTAACCTCTTCGAGACTAAGAGAGTTTTCGATTTCTTTCTTGATATTAGTCAGTTGCTCACCCAAGTGAATCTTAAAGTCAACACCATTGTCCAAGAACGATGTAATATAATGCTGGAGGAGGTTTCTCTGTGACTCTAATAAATTACTATACCTATCATTAAAGTTCTTGGTAAATGTCTTTACCACAAGACTATCAACATGTTTCATGGATTTTTCTGTGCTGTGCTCAGAAGTCAAAGTACTCAGTACTTCTGATTCCAAAAGAACCCTATTTTTAACTGGGATCTTATCTCCGAAAATTTGTGCCAAAGTTGCGTATGACTTGTAGTTAGGGACGAAATTATTGTAGGTATCAGAACCTAACTCTTGGTTTATCTTTTTTATAACAGCGGACTGTTCGGTAAATATTTCATCCTTATCCAACTTTTTATATTTAGATTTTGCCTCGAAGATTAACTTTTCAGCCGTATATCTGTCAAGTCCAGACTTCTCTTGCAATGCTTTATAACAATCTAGCTCTTGCATCAAAGCGGATCCTTGATTGAAGTTTTCCTTAAAGATTGTTTTTATCTTTGTAGACGTATCTGAGTCTCTTGAAACGAAAGCCTTTGTCAACTCTCTAACAAGAGTTTCAAACAAAAAAGCAGTATTTCTTTTCTTGTTATGTTTCTTTTTCATTTTTTTGCTCCAACTGCTCTATTAATCTTTTGACCTCATTTTGCGTGTCATATAGAAGCCGCTCCTCTTTGTCAAGTCCTTCTCCTACAATCCCTCTTGACAGAGGAGACATCTCACCAGACCACCCTTTAAATAGGTTTCTCTCGGAGGATGAGGCAATATTGTTTCCAGCAGAAGACAAATAACTTCTCTTTCTTGCGCCTTGTTTCCATTTTGGTGATTTTACTGGCTTGTACCAATCATCTCTTTGGCCCGGCTCGTCGGGCTCTGCCAGTAAGGGTCCTTCTTCAGTCTCTTCTTCCTCGGTATCTTCGCCGCCCTCATCACCACCAAGTAAATCATCAAGTCCACCCTCGCCACCTTCAACACCTTCGCCGCCAGCAGGTTCGCCCTCAGCTTCAACCAGTGCGGCAAGTTTGGCGTCAGAAAACTGCTCGATTTGTATCCTCTGTATTTCTTCCTCAGATAACTTAAAGATGTTCTTGTATACCCACCTTTTTGAAAAATATCCATCGGTTGCGCTTCCGGCAATATCAAACTTTGTTCTTAAGTGTTCTAGTTCTTGTAACTCTGCAATCTTTGAAGGGTTGTTTAGGGATAATTTGAAAGACAGAAGGTCTTTGTCTCTGAACCCTAACGAGAACAAATGTATAACACAAAGTTTTTCTACCTCAGCAATTACCACTCGCTGTAACCTTTGAATAGTTCTTGCAAACCTTATATCTTTTTGTGCTAAAGTAGTTTTATCTTCCATAGCATCAGACTGTGCCAAGTATGCTTTTGGTACCTTAAGGGCTGAAAAAAGCTTATCTCTAAGGTAATTAACATCGTCAATGTCGCCAGTAAACTGACCGCCTGCCAATGTTTCAATACGAGTATTATTGTTGCCACCTCGTATGGGGATATAATAATCCTCATCTATACTCATAGCGTTATACCGTAAGTCTACTCTGCCAGAATCTTCATCAACAATTTGATTTCTCTTCATCTGGGTCTTTACACGCTCAATATATTGTTCTACATCTTCCGCAGCAATATTGCCAACATCGATATAGAAGACTCTTCTTTCGGGCGATCGGACGATACGATAGGCCATCATGGCATCTTCAATTAATTCCAATTGACGCCATATCCTTCTCGAAGGCTCAAGCACAGAGGTTCCGTATGGAACATACTTGTCATTTCCTAGGACCCTAAAGTGTGAAACTTGCCAGTTTTCGAAAGTAACGCCCTGACCTTTATCAGAATTTTCCCAGAAGTATTGAACATAATTTGGATTTGTTGGGTCAGTACCCTCAATTCTCTCAACCTCTCTTACAGGCAACGGTATGACGTTAGTTATACCCATTGTATCGTCCAAATCAATATAAAGATAGTAGTCTCCATACTTACACATGCTTCTGGACCAGCCGAATAGATTCGACTCAATATTCAGAACACCATATAGTAATGTTTTGATTATTTCTTTTATTTCTTGATTGTGACACTCAATGTTTACTAAGTCAGACAAAGCATTAGAGGTTGTTATCTCATCCGCATACACGTCAAGCGCAGATGCTATCTCTGGCATATACTCCATCTGTTCAAAGTCTGTATATCGAGTTTGTTTGTTCCTAGCACCCAATACTTTGCTGCTATAATCTGTAAATGGATTATAATATTCCTTCTTTTTAAACTCTTTACCAGTGCTACTAGTAAAAGTATACTTTCTTATATCTCTCCGAGACATAGAGGGAGATGGCCTATCATAGTTTACGATCGGACCACTAAATAACCTAGTTAGCCGCTTAAAAAGAGGCGACGTGGCGTTTCTGGGGTTGTTTCCATTATTATTTGGATTGTTGTTATCGCTCATTTTTTATCCTTTTATTATCCAGCCTAAGTCGTGCGTTCTTCCGTCGGTACCTTTAAAGCTGTTACCGTGTTTGTGTCCTATTTGTCCATCTATTTTTGTACTAAACGTTGTATTTGATACTGATATCCCTGTCAATAGGGCTTTCTTATATTCAACATCTCTTTTATTTGTCACCAAAGCTGTATCCCTCACCCAACATCCTATACAAGTAGCAATGACTAAGTCATCATTGTAACTTCTCATGGCTTGCGGTCGCCCGTTATGCCATACAAAAGTTTTAATTTCGTTAGCCAACCTCATAGAGTTAATAGTAATTAGTTTATTTCGAATGAATTCTTCAAACTTAGCTATAACTAATGGTCTTGTTTTCATTGACATTGTAAAACCCGGTATCGCTCCTACCGCTTCAGCGGTTAGTTCATCTACATACTCGTGTGTTGATTTTACACTATAATAAAGATTCTTATACTCCAAATCTCTAAGTCTAGTTAAAACCCCTATTCCTAGCGAGTTATTCTCTATAACAAGCAGTGCATTATTATATTCACTCGCTATTGAAAAAAGAAGAGGTGCAAACATGTCGGGAGTTATCTTGCCTTGGTACTCGGCAACTTGGGTCATAGTTTTTATATCAAAAACTTGTGCGACACTAAAATCTGAGCCATCTCCTCTCGCAACATCTGCCACCAAAAGATAATCTTTTTCATCGGCAGGCTCATCCCAGATCCAATAGTTTCTATCAAACCCAGTTCTCCTTTTTGGCTCATTTAAACTTTCTAAAATAAGTTTTAAGTCATCACCATGGACCACTGTTTCGCCTGAGGCGTTAAAGTTACATTCTAGCTCTTGTGCTATCTCTCGGCGAGACATATTTCTTGTTTCTTTTCCGAACCACTCCAAATCACGGTCTGGGTGGACATCCCATGGTAACTTTATAGTGTGAAAATCGTTTTTACCTTCTTCTGCCTCGGTATATGTCTTGTGAAACCAGTTACCGACCCCGTTAGGAGTAGACAGAGCCACACAACGACCACCAGTCGAAAGAGTTGGATAGAGACCAGCCCATAACTCTTCCATGCCCTCCACAAAAGCTGCCTCATCAACAACTAAGAGTGAAAGGGCTTCAGAGCGACCTGCGTCACCAGAGGTTGACGATGCCTTAACCTGTGATCCGTTGGCCAGTTCAAAAGATGTTCGATTATCAACAGATATATCTGCTATCTTAAGCCAACTTGGAAGGTGGCGGTGAATAGCTTTAATCTTTTTGACTAAGTTCGTGGCTGTACCTAGTTTTGTTGCAACAACTAAAACATTTTTATCTCTATGAAAAAGCATCATCCAGCAAACATAAGCAGCCACGGTAGTGGATATACCCAACTGACGTGCTTTAAGGATTACATTGAATCTGTTGTCTTTAAAATCTTCAAGGGCATCTTTTTGGAAATCATATAGATCAAAACCAATCAAACCCTTCATAGGGTGTGAAATTTTTGCATAAGTATTGCAAAAATAAGCTGGCTCTTTTCCGCAGCGGACGATCTCCGCCATCACCTCTCGTTTAGAGAGCGACATTTATGCCTCTGGCGTATCTGGGTTTTTAGTGGACTTGTCGTTTGGCGGTCTCTTGTCCGAAGATAGTTCCAAGAAGTCTTTAAACCTTTTTTCAAACGGCTTATCCTGATCTCTTTCGGATGATCTCCGAATTGGCTCAACACCCTCCATGCCACCTATCTTATATTGCTTAGAAGCCTGTACAAAAGATCTGACTCTCGATGTGGACTGAACTATTATTTCAGCATCTGAAACTTCACTCAAGGTTACGGAACTTTTTGTAACCTTTTTATATTCTTTTTTCAAAAACTTTACAATGTCACCAAATTTTCTTTCGATCTCGTTTTCAAACTGGTTTCGTGGGTGTACTTCTTTCATAAGAACCTCCCCGTGGTAGTTGATAACAAGCTTGTCGGCTGAGAATTTGACTTTAAATCCGTCTATGACACGACTGTCCATTACTGGATGGCCTTCTTCACGGGATAGCCCGATATTGTGTGGCTCGCCATTTTCGTCCAGCGATCCATCATATGCATTAGCAGCCGCTTGGCTTAAACCTCTAACTATTTCTAGTACTGTTGCCATTTTTTCTTCTCCTAAAAGCGTAATCTAAACGTTCAGAGTCTGGTCTCCACCCATCTAGCCAACGTTGTTCTTCATGAACCACAAAATCAATATAGCACTCATAACAACATTTGAACCTATTCATATATAGGTCGTCTTGTCCTGAAAATGAATATGTTTTACAGACCGGGCAGATTCTTTCTCGCTTTTGCCCAATCGACCTTCGTTTTATTTTAACCCCATTGATTAAAGTTTCTTCATTGGTTCTTTTTTTGTTTGTTTTCTTCATACCCACAGACGATAAATCCTTTATGTAATCCTTTTCTTTCTCAGGACTCCAATTAGATCTGAAATCTTGTACGGCTTCTCTTCCATACTTCTCCGCTATGGACTTTTCCACATTAGCAACATAATTTATATCTTTTTTACTCATTTTTGATACACTGCGTGAACAATTCCAACAGACAGTCCTGTCCCTAAGAGCAAACCAGTGACAAGCCCGACGGTTCCACGATTTCTGTCAAACCATGAGTTGTTTTTCTTGAGTTGTTCTTCTAGCTTGGTGATGGAACGAATGTACGTCACCTGCATCTGAGTGCAGACCTTTTGGTCCACCGAGCACTCAGCGAGCTTTGCGTTGGTGTCAATTTTATTTTGCAACACCTTACGAAAGTCTTCTTCGCTGAGGAGTATTCCGACATATGTGGTCCCCTCTTGCTCAACAACCGCTGGGCGAGGTTCAAACGTGGTGACCTCTGCCGCAGCGGCGCTGAAAGAAAATAGCACTACAAATGCGATTATATTTCTCATATTATTTCAAGAACTTCTTAAGTCCCTCAATTCGTTTTGAGGGTCTCTTAAGTCCGCTTACCAAAGTATAGGTTACAAGCTTATCTCGCTTATCATCTTCATAGATACCACGATGAATTATAGCACCGCCCGTTATGGCAGCCAGCGTATCAAAGCCAAACTCGATACTGTCCATTAGCCCAGCAGTTTCTTCAAAAATAACCTCACCGCCAACAACGATACAAGCAGCACCTGTTGCAGTTGTAAGGTCGAAGCCTTCAGCAAGAAGAGTTTTCTCTAGATTTTTCTTAAGAGCATTAGAAATAGCTGTTTCGCTCTCAACGTCTTTGACGCTTGTGACACCCATAATCATACAGCCTGACTGACGCATAATACTATCATAGTCAGTTGCGTCAAAAGTTGTATATTCTGAGTCCTTGTTTGCCAGGACGTTAAATACGTGGAACAAGCCAGCGACTGTATTGTTGATAGTTGTCCAGAACTTCTTGACCGTGAGCTTGGGGTAAAGCTTTTTAATCTTTTCATTGTCCACCATGATAAGTGGAGCGATCTTACCCTTTTCTGCTAGCCCGCAAAGTTGAGTGATGCGAGCATGGGCGTTCTTAGCTACCGTTGGGGATGCTGACTCACCAGCAGTTGGAAGCGATGCGACCACACCAACACGCTCATCGACATCCTCAATACCAATGTATGTGAAGTATTTCTTAGCGACCTTGATAAGAGTATTAACAGTGCCGCCGCCTGATCCTCCTGAAACTCCAAGACAGATTAAGATACGATCTACATTAGTCCCAAAAATTTCTCGGAATTTATTAAATACCTCTTGCTCCTTACGCTCAATAGCTGCCTGGGCTTTGGCCTGATCTTTTCCAGCGCCTTGCTCGCCATGCTCATCAACAAGAAACTTCTGCTCCTCTGGGATGTCTAGCCCATTAAGATCTGAGCGTGCTGTATTGACGGCTACAGTCTTTGTGTAGCCCATATCATAAAATGCTTTAGCCATACGTCCGCCGCCTTGTCCAGCGCCAACAATAGCGTAGGTAAGAGCACCACCGGACTTATCCTCAACGGTTTCTTCTTCTTCATTTAACTCGGGATCGTAATCCTCAATATCTAGTGTAGGAATGTCTACCATTTTTTATCTCCTTAAATGTCCAATTCCTTGTGAAGTCTGATCAATGCTTTCAATCGTTCTTCTCGGTCTTCTATTTTCTTTGTATCTTTCAGCCGACTTTCAAAGACTCCTTTAACTGCGCCAATCTTATCTTTTTCAAGTCTACCACGCAACTCATTTTCCTTTAAGGCTGCTGTGGCTTCTGTCTTTATAGCTTCTAGATACTTCATTTTATCCTCCGTTGGCCTAAGCAAACGGTAAAAGTAAATCAAGAGGGCTGCCACTACAACAACCCCCAATATAATTTTCCACCAAATCTCTTTGGCTTTAAACCATAGTCTCTTCATCAGCCGTGTTTCCACTTAGCAGCAATATCTGCTGCACCCTGAAGTCCTATATAAGCAAGAGATACAGCAACCCAATCATTACTTGTAAGTTGTCCTGCTGCCAAAAAAGCAGTGGATGTTCCCCATACTATTAGTTTTCGTGATGCCCATTTTCCGAGCCATGTGTCTATTTTTTCGTGCATTGTCATAGCACCTCCTCTGTAGATATAAGTAGTCTTATTGTTTTCTT